GGCACTATATTTCCTCTAAATAAAAAACAATTAGAAAATAAAGAATGATATCCGCTATATGAACCAACCAAAACAGAGTCAAATTCATATGCTGATAAACTACAACTTTGTGAGTTCCCCGGATATCCAATCGGACCACATGTTCTACCAGATCTAAATAAAGGAGCACCAAAATTTACAGAATTACTATCTAACAATGAATCTATTTCTTCGTCCGTTGCAAAAGGATAAGGAGGTGCAAATTCAAATCCTATAGGTTGCAAACTATTAGAATTTATCAATTCATCATAAGATTTTAATTTAACAATTGCAGCATCACAAGATGTATCTGCTATAACATTACCAATAACCTCAGTAGAATCAATGTTTCCGATAGGAACTACTCTTTTTGCTGTCCCTATAAAATCTTCTTCTATAGATGTTCTCCAATATCCACTTGGTTGATATGCTGATAGATTTGATATATTAGTTACAATGTTAGTTTCTATGTTTGCTAAAAGTTGAGAATCCGTAAAAACGTGATTATTGGAAAGCGCAACAATCTGACCATCGCTTTTATCAATCACAAAGGTTCCTAATGTACCAACAACTCTTCCCCAATTTTCTCCTCCTATAGTTTCACATCCAGATTTCAATTCTCTTCTTCTCATTCTGTTCGATTTGACTGGCTCTACTGTATTAGATATATTATGACAGTCTGTGTAAGATGGTGTACCGTTACCGTTAAGGGGTTGAATACTATCAAAAGATTCAATATTTTTAATTTCAATCGGAACTGATATTTTTGTAAATTTAGAAACCGAATTTTCATTTAATTTTTGGTATATTACTTTTTCTTTTACGTCTGTTTTATAAAAACTATCTTGTATTTGATAAGTTTTTGGTAATAACTCATTAGTTGGAATAGCACTTAATGGTTTTTTGCTATCAACAGTAAAAATTAAAGAATACTCTCCAGTTTCTACCCCATCTTTAACTTTTGGTCCCCATCCTAGTCCAAGAACATTTTTATCCGGAAAAACATCATTGATATTGGTTTCACGTATCCACTTTAATAATTGTTTTGTGTTATTATTCATAATTTTTAATTTCTATCCTACCGCTGTTACTTGGATATAGTGTATCAGTATAAACAAACGAATCGGGTGTATTTTCATTTGGAGTAAAATATATTGTCTTGTCACTTACACCGTACCACGGATCATTATTGTATGATCCTTCTATATGAGTTCCAACATCAAATAAATCACTTCTTAATGCAAATGGATGATTATTGCTTTTTATGATAAAATCATAATTTGTACCTCTATAACAAGTTAATGTTGGACAATTTGAACCTATTTGATCAAATCTATATCTAGCATTTATGTCATCGTTTACTGGTTCAACATCTATAACCAAAGGTATAGAATCTGCTGAATAAATTGCATCTTCATTCCATCTTCTAGGAACTGGTCTGGTAGGAGGTGGTAAAATTTCCCATAAAGCATTTAAAAAATTATCTAATGCGTCTTTTAGTAAAATTAAATCTACATTTGAACCAATTGAATACCAAGAACCCCTATGACCAGTATTGTTATTATAGACATAAAAAGGAGTTGGTTTTTTATTTAAAGATCTATCTGATTCAACGACCGACGCTTCATGTATTCCAAGTACTGGATATGTATCATAAGAATCTCCTAATAAAGATGTTGCGTTCCATGTATCAGTATTTAAAGTTACTCCAAATAAAGAATGATACCATTCCAGTTGTTTCGCTTGTATTCCCCACCATAAATCATACATATAATGTTTATGGTTTAAAGTACAGCCCAATACAACAGGGTCACTTTGAGTTTGCAATTGATTGTATGCCATATCATAATCTTCACCAGAAGTAATAATATCAGTTGTAATATCAGGATCTTGTGACAATATTAGATGATTAATTACTTGTTCTTCTGGAGTAGTTACGTGACGTTCGGTGATGTAAAAACTAAAATGTCTATCATTAGACAAATCACTATTTAAAAAATTAGTATTTAAGTTTTTACCAGTGTTTCCTTTTAAACCACTTGCTCTGTTATAATCTGCCTCAATGAAACTATTTTCAACATTTGTAGGAATTGGACCTTTTAGCGGAACCAATGCTCCATTAAGTGTTCTAGCACCAACCATTATACAAGCAGCTGATAAAGAATGCCAAACATTTTTATCTTTTAAATCAACAACAAAATTATTTATTGTTTGTTTTACTAAGTCTTCCAATTCTTCTCCGTCAGCATTTTCAACTCTATTGATATAATCTAATGCATCACTATCAGGAGTTGGAGTTGGAGTTGCAGTTGGAGTAGGCGTTGGAGTAGGCGTTGGAATTGGTTCCGCACATCCTAATACAAATCCATAAATTCCTTCTTGTGGATTTATGATATTTTTTAATTTCCAAGTACTCATACCATTAATACCCCACAAACCACCAATATCCCAATTTTCGAATAAAAGATGTTCACCTTCCATGAATACTCTTTCATCAAGATATTTAAATCCTCTTACATCCGAAATTGGTGAATCTTGATATTCTGCTTGTGTTAAAATTCCAAATTCACCATATGGTATAAGCAATTGTACACCATCAGGATCTTCGTTTGGTCTGTTTACACCATATGTTGCTACACCAGGAGTACCATCAGCATCTAAATCTACCGTATAAATTGCGCCAGAAGTTAAGCCTGTTATTTTATTAGTATCTGGTAATTTTGAAATCACTCCATTCGAATAAATTAGTATGTTGTCTCTTAAAAAATTATCTCCTTCGGGTAAACAAGATAAATTAGTTGGAGATGGAGTTGGAGTTGGAGGAACAGGGGTTCCAGTTGGAGATGGAGTTGGAGGAACAGGGGTTCCAGATGGAGTTGGCGTTGGAGGAACAGGTGTTCCAGTTGGAGTTGGCGTTGGAGGAACAGGGGTTCCAGTTGGAGTTGGCGGTTCGAGTTCAACCGATGATAAAGAAAACCCTAATACCAAAGATCCTGTATTATAATAATACAATGTAAAATATTCATCATTTATAGTAGATAATGTACATTTTTGTGTGACATATAACGATGGAACATCACTAGCAATTAAATTCGTAGTAGTTATTCCTAAATTACAATCATAAAAATCGGCTGGATTAAAATTATTTTGAAGAGTAAATCCATCCAATCCATCTATAAAAAATTTAAAATTGTTTACTAATTCATCAACAGTAAAATAATAATTTTCTTGAGAATTTAAATTCATAACAAAACCATTATTATCAATTGTTACATATATGGGATTGTTATTTTTTTGAACAAAAATATTTTTGAGATAATTTACAATATCGTTTAAAGTAGTTCTAAATTCAGCAGAACCATCATTCTTGTAACCAACCAAAAAATCGCCGCTCAGTAAAGAAGATTTAGAATCAAAATCAGTAAAATTAATAGATGCCATATATCATATATTTATATTAAAGTTATCGCATTTTTATTTTTTATATCTCTTAAACTTTTTCCAGTTATTGAATATATATTTGAAATATTTGATTGAATCTTAAATAAATCTTTTCCAGAAATTGTTTTTAAACTTTTTCCAGATATTGAATATATGTTATTTTGAGTTCCTTCTGGGGTAGGTGTCGGTGTTGGTGTTAAAGTAGGAGTTACCGTAGGTGTCGGTGTAAGAGTAGGAGTAGGAGTTACCGTAGGTGTAGGTGTCGGTGTAAGAGTAGGTGTCGGTGTAAGAGTAGGTGTCGGTGTAAGAGTAGGTGTTGGTGTAAGTGTAGGTGTCGGTGTAAGAGTAGGAGTTACCGTAGGTGTAGGTGTTGGTGTAAGAGTAGGTGTTGGTGTAAGAGTAGGTGTTGGTGTAAGAGTAGGTGTTGGTGTAAGAGTAAGTGTAGGTGTTGGTGTAAGTGTAGGTGTCGGTGTAAGAGTAGGTGTCGGTGTAAGAGTAGGTGTTGGTGTAAGAGTTACCGTAGGAGTTAAAGTTGGTGTAGGAGTCGGAGTAACATGGAAAACAAATAAACCACTATTTCCACATTCTTTACATTCTAAACCTTGTGCGTCTGGATACGCACTAACCATTGGTAATTGTTTATCTTTACTTAAAACACCATAACCAGCTTCG